ACTTGATTTTGCTATTAAACCAAACTGAGTCCCATCATCTTTTAATATAATGTCTGCACCACCGGCATCAAGTATAATATCTCCAGCAGAATCAAATGTCATATCACCCGAATTTGTTTTTACTGTGCCAACATTTACAGATCCACCAGATAAATCTATATCTATTAAAGCATCTACAACTGCTGCACCAGAACCAGCACCATCAAGATAGACCATCTTAGTATCACCATTGCCTATCGTCACATTGGCACCACTGCCTTGTGATATATTTATGCTTTGAGACCCAGAGGTTGCATTTTCAATTATATGCACTCTTTTCATGGTATTAGGTGCAATAGTTAAGGTTCTTGTTGCTGTTAAATTTGTTGATGAGGCAACTTTTATAAATAAAGCTCTTGCACCATCTGATGAACCATCTGCAACGGTTTCTGTTGCATCTGCGTCAGATCCTAGAGTTATAGTGGCAAAACCTAAACCTTCGCCTATGAGTTCTAAATTTGTGTTCGTTGATGTGCCCCAAGTACCAGATTCGTCACCTGTGGCTATCTCTTTTAATCTAAGGTTGTTAGTATATTCTGCCATTTATGCCGCCTTTTCTATCCAATTAGCCACTTGCGTGGGTTCAATTAAACTATAAACTTGTTCTTCACCAGTTGCACCAGTAGCACTAACTCCTGTTAAAGATAGCACACAAGACCCTAATTGTGCAACTTTATCTGAAGAAATATCTGCTCCAAACAAATTAGCACCCTGTAATGATTGTGTAAGTGAGGAAGTTAATCCTGCTAATCCAGACACTACAGGAGTTACACTAATAATTACTGTTTCATTACCTAATCCAGTTGTACCAACAACAGTAGTAACTGGTGCTCCAGTTGTTGTCAATAAATCGTAAACAATTGGAGTGTTAGCAGTATAACCCATTAAAGCATGATTATAACATTGATAATGTAAGGTAGGTGCTTTTTCTGGAACTGTTATTAAAACATATCTGTCTGAAGCTGAGTTAAAATTGCTTACATATTCATTTCTAGTTTGTTCAACACCATCTAAGTAATAAGAAATACCATTTGTGTATACTGTATTTTTAGCTGCATCTTCATAAAAATTAATTGGATGACCATCATTACTACTATGACTTTGATCAAACTTGTAGGTGTTACGCTCAAACAGATCCAACTCGACATCTGCTGTGGCAGTTGATCCATCAATTGCGTACTTGTTAGTTGATCCTTGATTGTAATATGGATGATCAGATGGATTTCCAGAAACGACAGTAACTGTATAAGTTATTGTTGTGGCAGAATATCCACTTATTAATATAGAAGCAGAGACACCAGTAGGTGAGACAAGTGCCGTACCAGAAACTGCCTCATTACCAATATTTACTGTGCCAGTAAGTCCAGTTTCAACAACTCTTGCACCCGCACCTGCAAGTGCATCACCAACTGCCGTTGTTCCTACAACTCCAGTAACACTAAATGCACATGTTCCAGTGACTGTAGGAGTTTGAACAAGAGCCGATGCAACGTTAGTAGCTGGTGTTATGGTTTGCCCTACATCAGCAAATACACCACCTCCCCATATGTGCGCTCCCCAAGCATCGCTACCCCAACCAGATAGAAATCCAATTGTGGCTTCGAAACCAGTGACACCAAAAGATATAGGTATTTTAGGTAATACAGTACCAACGGAAGCAGTTACAGATATACCAGTAGGAGTGATGATAAAAACACTACTAGCTGCTACTGTACCAACAGAAGCAGTGGCTTCTAAACCAGTCTCTATTACTAAAGATCCAGCGGTAGTTCCTTCATCACCAACGGCTGTTGTACCAGCTACACCTGTAACAGCAAAAGAAGTGTTACCAATGCCGCCCCATCCAATAGCACCCCAAGTGCCTTGTCCCCAGCCGTTAGCCATAAAGGTTTAGCCTATGCTATACGGATAATAGCGTTTGAAGCGTCCGCAGTTGGAAACTGTATTGTAAATGTACCAGATGTTGATGTTTTATTAGATGTAAAATCTAAAACACAAACAGCTTTATTACTGTCAGAGCTATTATATATCAAAGCACCCATTGCAGTAATTGTTGCAGTTGTAAAACTTAAATCATTAAAATCTGTAAAGGCAGTAGTACCAGATGTTGTTGGATCTACTCTTGTTAAACTTCCACCACCAGTTGCGTATGTTCCACTTGAGGCGACCTCACCAGTTGTAGTAAACGCAGTTGTTGTAGCTCCTAATGTTGCAGTTGTAGATGATTTACCACCAGAACCTTCTGCATAAAGTGCTAACTTAAAAGTGTCTCCACCAGAGTTTTTAAAATTGTGTACACCTTCTAATAACTCTTTTTTGAAGGAAGTA